ATGCGGTTTGTGATTTTGGTTTTGGCTGGGGTTATTGGCGGGTGCGCGGCCGATCCGGCGGCGCGGCAGCGGGTGGTTGATTCGGTTCAGAAGCAGTGTCTGGACGAGGCGAAGGGGTACGTCGAGACGGGCATGGCAAAGGATTACTTTACCCGGTGCGTGGATAGCCGGTTGTCGGCTTTGGGGGAAGATCCGGTTTACGATCGCGCGTTCGGGGTGCGCTGGCCGGAGTTCGGGAACCGGACGACCGGGGAGATTCTGGAGGAGCGGTCGGCGGGATCTCGGCCGCCGGCGCTGGGGCCGGTTGCGCCGGGTCAGCCGTTCATCGATGCTTATGGTCGGCCGCGTCAGTTCGTACCGAGCGATGGCGGCGGCGGGGCGCCTTTGGGGCCGATCATACCGAATGCTTATGGGCCGGGGGTTCATATGGATGCTACGGGGCGGCCGGTGCGTTCGGTGCCGTGGCCATAGGCCGGTTTGCGTACTCGAGCAGGGTGTCCGCGTGGCACGGTTCGCCGATCGGACACCAGCACGCGAGATTTCTGCCGCGAAGTGCTTCAAGCATCGGAGTTACCAGGTCGGGACGCAACGTGAGCCAGTGCTCCAATTCTTCTCGATGTAGGCGCTTGGCCGTTGCCCGATCAGGGACTTCGTGCAATTCACCGTCGACGTGCAATGTCAGAGCACCGTTGACGATGTAGCGGTTGCCGTACTTTCCCGGGCGCGCGACTATTACCGTGTTGGCTGGCATCCTCCAGCCCTTGGTGCGCTTTAGCTGGATGCGCTGGGGACTCACTGCGGCAACTCCTCGAATAGATCCTGCTGGCTGGGCTTCCGGCTTTCGCGCATCGCTATCAGCTCCTGCCCCCATCGGCTGTTTTTGCTGGTCACGCCATATCGTGTGTAGACGAGGCTGGGCGACCACTCACAGATGGTTCCAACGTAGTCGGGGATTGGTTCGTTCATCGGTTCACCCTCGGCTCCTAGGTTCCCTTGCATCGCATTCGGTGTGAAACGCTATCAATTTGTCGACAGCGAAATCGACGTTTTCCTTAAAAGGGATGCCTGCGTCGGTAGGCTGAGCCTCAGGTTCGTACCACGCCACGCGGAAACGGCCACCCTGTTTGGCGATGAGCGCTTCGCGGCGCATGGCGCGGTAGCGCTCGGCATCGGCTTTTAGTTCTTCCAGCTCGTCGGCCGCCTTCCTTAGCAGGTAGGCGTCTTCCGGGCGCCAGCCGGCGAGGATGCGGAGTTGGTCGGCGGTACTCATGTCGGATACTCATCCCAGGCCCGCCCATCAAGCAGCCGACCGGCGGCTTTTTTGCCGACTCTGCGCATGATCGGGGTGCTCCAAGCTGTCCGTTTGTGCTCGTTACGGCTAGCAAAGGAGTGAAGCGATCCATCGATGTCAATGTATTGATCAGACGGGAGCTTATCGGTGATGATTGCTCTGCAAAGAGGTCCATCGATTTCGATCCACTCCCCCCATTGCTTGAAGAAAAAAGGCACACCTGCCGCCTGGCACTGATCGCGCAGCGAACGCGGCCAGTCCGGGTGCATCGGCCGCGCGTTCGGCCCGGATTCGCCGCCGACTACGAGCCAATCAAGCGGGTAAGGTATCCCATCTTCTGCTTGTTCACGATTAAACGCGGCCGGGCTGTTCATGGCAGCGCGAATCTTTTCGTCTCGGTCATAAACCCATCGCCCCAAATCGACTGGCCCAAGCAGCGGCTCCGCACTCACCCACCGCACCGCGGCCGGCGTTTGGAGCAGGAGCGGGATGCGTTCGTCGGCCGTAGGTTGGTCCTCGATGCTCACGCCTAGCCAGATGTTATGAATAGGCCAGTCAATATCTTCTATGAAGCTGGCAGAGCACGGCGAACCAGAAATTCGAACGGCATGGTCACAAATCCTCTCCAGCCAATCGGAGTCCTCGCTCTCTGCGACAGATAGGTAATCCAGCATCCGATCCGGCCGTTTCGTGAGCACTTGGAAAACATGCTGCTTCGCCAGCGCCATGACCGCGAAAACCTGATCGATGAACGCATCCGGTACCGACTCATGAAACAAGTCGCTCATCGAGTTCACGAATACCCGCCGCGGCTTGGTCCAGCGTAGCGGCTGATCGAGGCGTTCGGGGTGGCATTGCACGTCCGTAAACTTGCGGCCGTGGTAGACCGTATTGGGGTTGGCGGACAGGCGCGCCCAATCCCTGAGCGCGTAGCAATTCCGGCAGCCTTCGGAGACCTTGGAACAGCCGGTTACGCAATTCCATGTCGCTTGGGTCCACTCGATTTTGGATTTGTCGCTCATGCGTCTTCCTCTTTCGTCGACTTTCCGCAGAAGGGGCAGTAGTTGGCGGTAACCGTGGTTTCGCGGCCTTTTCGGTAGCCTTTAACGTCTGCGGTGATTTTGAATTTGGTGAGGTGAACGAGGCGGCAGGCCTTGCCGAAAACGAAGCCGATGTTTTGACACTGCACGTCGACCGGGGTGCGAAGTTCGCCGCTGAATTTCTCTTTGAGCTTTTTCTCTATATCTGTTAGGCAGTTGCAGTTCATGACGCTTTCTGTATGGAAACGCGAAAACTTTGCGGTCAGAACGCGAAAACTCCATTTTTGATTTTCTCATATCTTGAGAAGTTGCCTTCACAGGGTGAAGCGTTAAATTCCCCTAAAACGTCCTCACCGCTCCCCGTAACGGCCCGTAACGTCGCTTAATTTGAGACTGGTTCACGCCAAAAAAAGGCCAGACGGTGCGTGCCTGGCCCAAGCTTAAACCGGTGCGAGCCTACGCACTGCACACCGGTTTCCCGTCCTCTCTTAAGAGCTGTTACTTGTCGCTGGCTAGGCCGCCGCGAGAAAACTAAAGCGCCGACTTCTCACGTTACGGGACAGCAATTTCAATTGTGTCGAGTTCGTCGCCCTTGGCCAGATCCGTCGTGGTTCGGTTCCGCTCGACGCCGGCACGCAACCGGCCGGCGAGACTCCCGGCGCTGGGCGCCGGCTTGACCTCCTCCCACTCGCCCCCGTAAATCTCCTTCACTTCGGCCAACGTGGGCCGGTAACCCAGGGCGAACACATTTTTATGCGTCTCGCTGAGGGCCTTCAAATCCGGCTTGTTATTGACGCGGCGCCACACGCGCGGCACGGCCGCGCCGGGGTAATTCCAATCGGTCAGCCACGTCGCGACGGTCTGGGAAAAGGACTGATTGATGAGGTCCGCGTCGGCCTTGATCAGATCCTCCAGGACGTCCATCAGGTTGTCGCCCTTGTACTGCCCGCCGTGGCCCTCGGTACTGAAACTTTGGCCCAGGATGATCTTGGCGATGGTCGCGTTCATCCGGTCCCAGAAGGCCACATAGTCGGCGCCGGACGTCCTGGTCGCTTCCAGGAGTTCGATCATCATGCCCTCGGGGATGGTGATGCCGCTGTCCTGGTGTATGGTGCGGACCGCGGCCAAGAGCTTTTTCTTATCGTCCGGATTGGCACCCGACGGGTATTTCCCGACCGCGGTCGGCATGCCGAACTTTTCCAGATAGACCAGCCAAAATTTCGTAACGTTACGCTTAAACCACACTGGCCAATACAGCCAGTGCGCGAGCCCGCGGCCATAGGGCTCGTCGTCGTCCGTCGCCCCGGTGGCGAACGCCCAGAACTTCCGCGGCGGCAGCGGTTCCCCACGCGGCTGGCGCGTGGTTAAGAGCTTCAGCGATCCGTCCGGCCCAAAGGCGAACCGGCGCCGATTTTTCACCTTCAATGCGTCCAGCATGATGGTCGAACCGTCGGTCGCCCACAGGCATTCGGCGACGCCGTAGCCGTAGAAGACGCCCATCAGCATCTTCTGCGTGGCTTTGTCCCAGGCCACATGGTTGAGCACGTCCTCCACCAGCGCCGCGGCTTTCTTGTCCGCGCGCGACGAGCCGCCCGGCTCGACGTACCATTCCTTGGAAATCAGCCCGAGCTGGCGCTGATCGAAACAGAGTTTCACCTGATCGTCGGAATAGAGTTGCTCGTAGAGTTCGAGAGTCCCGCCGCCTTTCGCCATCAGCACCGGATCGCTGTTCGGCAACAGGTCCAGGTTGTCCACGTAGCCGCGGGCGATGTCGCGCCCGTCTTCAGTCGTGGCGATTTCTTCGAGTAGGGGCGGGCCGCTGTCCGCCTGGGCTAAATTCACCGGGAAGGACCGGCTGGAAAATCGATCAAAAAAGCCCATAACGCCCACCTCTTTAAAAGCCAAGAATTTCACACACCCTTGTCGAACCAGAAAACCACGGAAAGGCTTTCCCCATCTTCAAAAGCGCCTTGCTTCGCGGCTGTTGACCTTGTTCACCTCGGCCACGATGTTGCCGCCCTTGACGTCGACGGTCACCGCGACGTTAACCTCTTTGCTCAAAACGGCGTCCAGCGCATCCGAGATCGGCTTGGCGATTGCGCTATCGATCCAATCCATGATTGGCGTGTCTTGAAACGCCCGATTGAGACCGTAGCCCGCGCCGAAGCCCGCCCCTGCCGAAGTGAGAGCCGCGGCAGTGGTCGCTGTCAGTGCTCCGGCACCGAACATCGGCAGAGTGGACAAGGATTGGCCGCCGAGCATCCCCAGCATGGGCGCTTGCCCCAAACCCCAGCGCAGTGCGGCTAGGCCCAACTGGGGCAGGGCTTTCTTCAGTAGCCACTTGCCGCCAAAGAATCCGGCGGCGAGCATTGCCGCCGCCGTCCCCGGATGCTCTACGGCGGTGTCGGCCACCGCCGCCGCCTTGTCCCCGTGCTGCTCGGCGAACTCGGTCGCTTTACTGACGCCCTCGGCGGTCTTCGTGACGGCTTTCTGCGCGGGCTCGCTCAACTCCGCTTTCTCCGCCGCGATTTGCGCCGCCTTGATCTTGCCGAAGTTGCTTTGCTTCATTTCGTCGAGATCGCGGCCGATCGCGTCGTTCCGGGCGGCCTCCTCGCCCGCTTTCATCTCGGCGCCGATCGTATCCGCGTCCTGCATCAGCTGGCGCCAGAACTTGACGCTTTCCTGATCGGCAAAGCCGGCCTTGGCCAGCTTGAAAGGATCGGTCAAGCCTTTCTTTTTCATGGCGCGGGCCAAATCAAGCATCCCTTCAACGCCGCCCTCGCCGTAGAACTGGCCCTTGGGCGCGTACTTCGTGACATCGATGCCGAACTTCTTAAGTCCTTTGACGTAGTGCGCGGAGGTAATGTGGGACAGCCCCTGCTGGATCAGCGTGGCCACTTGGCTCGGCTCGGTGGCCGGGGCTTGCTTCATGATCGACTGGGTCAAGGCGCCAACAAAGTTGAGCCCCCGCTCGCCCCCAATGCCCACCGCCTGCATGGCGTTGAGATAGACCGGCGCCAGGGCCGCCATGGACTTCGCTTCGAAGCGGCCGGCGTTGCCGTGGTAATAGAGCATGTTGTGCGCCGCGGACATCCGTTCCGGCGCGACCTTGAACTTGTCCTGAATGTCGAAATCCATGTTGGCGATGTCTTCCACCGTGGCCCTCATGACCGTGGCGGCGCGGCTCGCTTCCTCGATGGAGGCCCGGATTTGCTCGAACTTCATGCCGGCTCGGGCATAGGCTTTCTCGCCCTGGAGGATGTCCGACGGCAATTGCAAGTTCGGCAGGCTCGCCTCCAATGCCTTTTGCCGCATTTCCGCCGCTTGCGGTACAGTCATGCCGGCGTTCTGCTTCATTTCCAGGATGCCCCGCTCGAAGTCGAGGCTGGTGCGGAACGTCTCGCGAACCACACTCAAGCTGGCGATGGTCGCCGCCAGCTTGGCCAGGGTGGAAAAGCCCGAGTTGAGCTGATTCGTTTCGGCGCCCAGCCGGCGAATCTGCGCCCGCATGTTGCCGAACGTCCGATCGCCGGCCGAGCCGAACCGGCGCACGCTGGCGGCGGTCTGGTTAAGCCCCCGGCTGGCGTCGTCGCGGTACTTGATGATTAGCTTGGTTTCAAGATCCCTTCTCATGCGGGATGCCTTTTCGTTTCCGGATGCTTACGTAGCGTTTCGTCCCGCCTTCGGCCCTTGGGGCGGGCTGCTCGGCCAGCCCCAAGGCCAGGAAAGCGAGCCATTCGCCGCGGGTCAGCTCGACGGCGGGGCGGCCAAAGTAACAATAAGCCTTTTCAGCGTGTCGAAACTTAAATCGTTCAAAGTCGCTGTCTCGGGCGTTTTTTTTACCGCCTCCAGGAGTTTCTGGAATTCGGCCTCGCCGAGATTCCCCTCGGATGGCGCATAGGTCTTTTCGTGCTCCAGGTAGGCCGCGACTAGGGCGCTTTTCTGGGAGCGTGTCAAAGCCTTCCGCAAAGCTTCGGCCGTCTGGAACAGCCGCTCGCCGGTGTCGGGATCGACCACGGCGCGGGCCAGAAACTGCGAGGTTTGCTCGTGCTCGAAAAGCTCGGCGCTCGACACCGACACCTCGATCTTCCGGGCTTTCATCGCTTCTTCGGCGGCGACGCCGGCTTCGAGATAGTCCTGATCGGTCAAGAGCCTCAGCCCGACGACCACGTCGTCCGCGAGATTGACCCGGCGGATCGCCGAACGGCCGGCCTTGAGGCGGGTTAGAAGATCGGTCATGAAAGTCTCCTGTCGTTTACCGTGATTTCTACGTGTAGACGGACTTCGGGTTGAACCGCCTGGACAAACCGCTCGCAGATCGCCAAGAGGTTCGGCTGCTCCGCCGTCAATCGCATCCGGGCCGCCAATCGGTCGGCGTGCGCCATGAGCGCCCGCGTCGCGATGGGTGTAGGTTCGGCGGCCAAGCGCTGGAGGGTGCGGCTGCCGGGGGACAGCACCGTATGGCGCCGGGCGGATTGGATCAGCTTCAGTGTTTCGTTCTTCATAATCAGGCTCGATGAATGATGGATGACGGGTGAACACCCAAAAGGCTTGCGAAATGGCGCGGGACCGTCATCGGTTCCCGGCGGGCCATATTAGTCCCTCAGCCCTTCCCCTATGGCTCGCCTCTCTCGGCGGAAGGACGGGACCCAGTTACAATTTGACGCCGGCCGCCCGGAGTTCGGCCTCGACGTCAACACGCGCCTGAGCAAAGCCGTCGCGATCGGCTTGGGCGCTGTAGAACGAGCGGTAGCCGTAGCGGTCCGGCTTTTCGGGGAACGCCTTCGCACGAAGGCAAGGTAGCGTCAGATCAGGCGCGGAGGGCATCATCAACGCCAGATCCGCGCCCGAAAGGAGCCAATCGAAGGCGATAACCCGCCGGTACGCCCGAATCAAGCCCTCGCCCGCGTCCCGGTAGGCTTTAGCGGCGTCCTCCGCCGCGCCGCGGAGGTAATCGAGCTCCTTGGTGCGAAGCGCCGTCTTCGCCTGCTTGAGCCGGTCCTCGGCGGCTGGCAGCCGTTGCCGCAAGACCTCCACGGCGGCGGCCCGATCGGCCCGTTCGGTGGCTTCTCGCTGTGCGGCCGGTTCGAGCGCCGCGATTTGATCGTCCAACGCCCGGACCTCCTCATCGGCGGCTTCGCCCAGCACCACGCCGGCCGCCGCAGTCTTGCGCCGCTCACGGAGTGCGTTAAGGTCCGCCGTGGCTTGTTCGCCGTCGGGCGCCGAGAGTTCGGCGATTTTCGCCTGGAGCGCGTCGACCTCCTGCTGCGCTGTATCGACGGCGGCCCTGGCCTTTTGGATCTCTTTCTGAGTCGTACCGTGGTACGTCCTGGCTAGCTCGATTTCGAGATTTTGCAGCCGGCCGAGCTCGGCGTTCGCTTGGGTCCGGCGGGCATAGGCGTCGTCCGTCGCCTTAAGCACCTGTTTGAGTTCCTCTTCGAGCGCCGCTATTCGGCCGGCGAATTGTTCTTCATTATGCAGACCCTTCAGGCTCTGAAGCCTTAAGTCGATCTCGGTTGCCTTCCGCTTGAACGCCTCCTCCTGTTCCACCAGGGAATCATGTTCGGCTTGAAGGGCGGCAATGCGGTCTTGGAGTTCTTCGCGTGTCATGGGTCGGTTACCTTTTTTGTGGCAGTTGAGAAGTCGGAGTTTTTGATTGGGTCGGGCGGGTTCTGGTGGTCGTGAGCCAGTGCGGCCGGGTTATCGGATTCTTGGCGAAGACGGGCGGCATTAAGATCCGCTTTGAGAGCGGCTACTTGAATCTTGCTAATCGCTCTCTCGGTGAGCCGATACTTCAGCGCCAGCTCGCGAACGCTCATTCCTTGAGCCCGGTCTTTCAGGACGGCCCGATTGCGGGCTTCCCGAATCAGCTTGTCAAACTGCGGAATATCGAAATGCGGCAGACCGCCGAATCCGGTGGACAAGGCGCAGGCGTTCTCGAAACCTACCAGTTCGGCCAAAGGATGATCCGGTTTCATGCGCTTGGGCACATAGAGCCGGACCCCGCCATACGCCCGTGCGATCTTTACGGCGTTTTCGGGGCCGACCAGGAAAGCGATTTCCTGAAGCACGCGCGGCAGCTGTTCAACATCGAGCACCACTTCGGACTGAAGCTCGACTTCGACTTTCTGAAAGCAGGTGGGACAAAACAAAAGCGTTCTCCGCCGTGGCTCTTTCGGGATGAAATTGTTCCCCTGAAAGGTGGGCGGATTAAGGGAGAAGGGAGAAGGGGTTCGGGGGCGGGGGATTCGTCGGCCGCCGGAATACGGTTTTGCCGTGGATGGCAGCTCCCGATAGGCTCAGAGCGGGATGACATCAGCGACCACTTCGCTGACTTTGGTCTTGCCGTCCGGAATACAAGAATAACTCAATGAGGCCGCCTGCTTCCTGGCGCCGGCCTCGGTCTTGAAGCGCTTCCTGCCTATTTTAGTGGTCTCCGTCCCCGCGACGAAATCACGTTGAGTAATTCTGACCGCATACATTGGAACGCCCCTTACTCGAAAACAGGTCTAAATCGGCTGCTCATCAGGCCCAAGGCGCCGCCCTTGGGCGACCGGGGCTAGGCCCCGGTTTCGCTTGTTTCTCCGCTCCTCGGCCTATTCAGTATGCTCGGCCGGGGCTCTGGCGTTATTAAGCTTGGTTTCCAGCTCCCCGCCCAATTCCGCCATCATGTCCAGCATGTGAGCCACGAACTCCAGTAGATCGGCCATCGGGGACGGCCCGCCACATTGTTCTAATGCGTCTTCGAGGACTCGCGAGGCGCCGGCTGTCAAGCTTCGAAGCTTCTGCACTTCCCAACGCGTTTCTCTTGTTAGGTCGCTGTAGTACGCCTTGATTTGTTCGCTCATAGTCCCGCCCTCCGGATCTCTTCGGTCAAGCGGGTGGTCGCTTCGTCCAGCCGCGCCAGAAGCGCGACCGATTTTTCGTGCGTCACGTTTACCAGGTCGGCAATCCGATCCTTCAATTCCAGATCCTCGATGGTTTTATCCTGGTTATGAAGGATCAGCGCGCCGGCCGCCCAAGAGAGCGAGCGAATCTGCATGAGGTCCAATTGCGCCTCGTCGATGAGTTCACACAGGCGGCGTACCGTGAGCCCCGTCCCCAAGTCTTTATTGATATCGTGAGTCATAATTCTGCCTACTTTTTTCGTTGGTCCATCGCTTTCAGCGCCTCGATGACGCTGCCGGCCGCTTTGACCGACAGGAAGCGCGGGTGCGATACATGGAAGAAGCGTTCTAGCCAGTGCGAAAAACCTTGGTCGGTGTCGTGGTCAAACGCCTTTGGTCTCAGATCGCCAATGAAATCTAGCTGCTTTTGCGTGGCGTAGCCGGGGCGCTGACCGAAGTTGACACGGTTCGGTTTCCGCGGCGTCCGATACCCAAGCGCCTCGAACCATTCCAGAACCTTTTCAAACCCTGTCTGGTCGAGATCCTTCGCAGAGCGCACGCCAGCCACTCGAAATAGGGTGTCCCGGTATTCGTCCTCACCGAAGCCGGCTTGCTGTTTGAGCACGTGGAGAACGGCGATTTGCCTCTTGGTGATCGGCATCGTTTTTTTTCCGATGGATTGATCGGCATCAAGCGCCACACAGCCGCGCCCACGCCCGTCGCCCTCGCCAGAGTCCGAATTCCCCGAAAACGTGGCTGTAACACCTGTTATAAACCGTTTTACCCGCCCTTCCGGGTAGAGGCCAGGATCACAATTGCGCCTTGGCATGGCCTAAACCCTCAGCACGTGGTCGGCCGACACTTTCAAGGCGCCGTCCAAATAGGCTTCGCGCATGGCGCCCACGGCGTAGATGCCGACCAGTTGAGGCGTCTGCGCCTGCTCGGTTAAGACCTCAACCGCGCCGGGCGCGAAAACCTCATCCAGGGCGGCGCCGACCTTGCGGAAGCGCCAGGCGAGATACTCCGGCAGGGTCGCGGCTAGTCGTCCGAGATCTACCAAGTGGGCTCGCTCGGCGAACTCCCGGATATCCGGGTTCCCCTCGATCTCCCAACGGAGCCCCCAGGACCGTCCGCCGGCATCCTTGCCGCCAGTGCCCACCAACAGAATGCCGATCTCGCGGAAGATCAGGCCGGAATCCCAGAGGCGCTTAAGCGCAACGAACAACTCGGTACGAAGATCGTGCGCCTCATCGATCACCAGGAGAGGGTGTTCGCCGCGCTCCATTGCCGTGGTCAATAGCCGCTTGGCCAACCGGTCGCGCTGGAGGACCGATCGCGGGATGCGCATGCCGCCCCCGAGCTGATCGACGATCGCCAGGGTCAGCATGTCGCCGTGCATGGCCCGGCGGTCCAGACGGTCGGGCATGATGATTTCTGCCTTGCCGCTGGCGATCATTTCGCCCAGCACATGGCGCAGCAACGTCGATTTACCCGCGCCGTAGTCGCCGGTGAGCACCATCATGCCCCGGTTCTCTGCGGTCCGCTGGATCAGGTGCTTGACGTATTCCAAGTGGTTGTTCAGCCAGATCTCCCGGTGATCGGCCAGGTCGAAAAACGGATCGTCGGACAGGCTGAAATGCCGGAGATGTTCCGGTTCCAAGGTTGCTTTAGTTTTATTCATCATGGCAGTAGAATCTCCCCGCTGAGTTGTTCGCGGCAATTGATTGATACTCGGCACGGACCCGCTTGCGCCAACCTTGGGCGGATGGGCGTTGGCGGGTCCACTCTCCGATTGCGGTAACCAGGCGCTTTCGGCATCCATTCCAGCCGTCCTTAACACCTGGTTGATCGCCTGTTTGTACGCATCCCCATTGCGCTTTGGCAGCACACCGTGATTGCAGGTCTGGTTCAGCAGACTCCTGGAGCAGCTGTAACCCTGCTCCGCCATCAACCGCGTGAATTGAACTTGGCCGCCCAATTGCTGGACGTAGGTCTTGAGTCGAAGGGATTGATCGGTCATTGCCTCGCTCCTAGCCGGCCCGCTGAATCGTACGAACTGCGCGTCCCTCGCTCTGATTTCCCGTCCAAGCGGATCTAGCCTTTTCCAGGATGACGTCAAACTCCTCGGCTGTTACCGATTCCTTGCCGCCCAGCCAGTTCAGTACCTGCTGATTCTGCAAGGGCGTCAAACGGTCCAGACCGAGCTTTTCCCGCAGCCGTTTCGGCACTTCAACCGCGCGGATCGGCGGAACCTTGGGGGCGTCCGTGGACACGATGGGCGTGCCGCGCTTCGGGATGAAATGTTGCTTCGGCACTAGATGCCCGGTCGGCTTGGGTTCGAAGCCCCGCAGCCGGGTTGCCTTGTCTTCGCGCTCGTGGGTGTTGCGAACCCGTTGGGCCGGGGTGTCGGCATGGCGCTTGTATTCGTCAGCGCCGAAGACCGGCGCATCGGAATCGAAGCCGTGCTCATTCTTCCGGATCAGCCGGCAGGGGACCATTTCGCCGTCATCGGTCCAGACGTTCAGTTCATCCACCTGCCAGGGGTTATAGTCATAATTGACCTTGCGGCCCTTGAGGGCAGGCGCATAGAGCTGGAACACTCGGCCATCCACCGTGATACGCAAGCGCTCGTCCGGAACCCGCGTGCCGGGGCTGCACGTGGCCAGGGTGTGGCAGTGTTCCCGAGGGGGCAGGATGCGCAGCTGCGCTTGGGTGATTTCCATCCATTTGGCGCAACGGGTCCGGCCGTGCCGGGCGTGCTCCTTGGTTGCGTTGAGGTTGATCATGCGGTCGTGCGCCCGGGCGCGCAGATCGTCCAGATCATCGGCCAACTTGAGCAGCAATTCCCACTCGAAACGGCGCTCCCAATAGCCGTGGATCACTTCCACCGCACCGCTGGCCCGGCTGTTGCCGGGGGCGTGGACGTACAGCTCGACGCCGAGCTTTTCCGTCAACGCCTTGACTTCGTGGCTGGTGTTGGCCGCGCCCGGATCGAGCCCCAGCATTTTCGGAACGCCGTGGAACGGGTAGCGATCGCTGTAGGGCTTGACGCTCCAGGCGTCGATCAGGAAGTTCAGCAAATCGGCCGTGTTCTCGCCTGCGGCATAGGTGTAGTCCACGTAGAACATGCCGCTGCAATGGTCCACCAACAGCCAGCGAATCAGGACTTTCCGCACCTCGCGCCAGTAGCCGGGCTTGTTCTTGTAAAACGCCTTTTGCATATCCCGAGGCACCATTTTTTTACTGCCCCGCAAGTCCCACTGGACGCAGACCGAGGCATCCACAAAATGGATGTGGTTCGGGTGTAATGACGCCATTTCGATGGCCGGTCCATCGGCGATCAGTAGGTGGTGACTAAGACCGCGCTCGCGGAGCAATCGATTCAAGGTCTGCGGGCACATATTGCGGAACTCCTCGTAGCCATTAAGGACTAGCTGCTCGATCAGGTCTTCGGTACACGTCAGGCGCTTGCCGGTCTTGGGCCGAGTGCTGGCGATAACCACGCGAACGGCGAATTCCAGCTTTTCCTCATCAATCCCCGGAATACGAATCAGCCCCTTATCCGCTCGGGTCTTGCGGCCGGAGCGCCAGCCGTAAGTCTGCGCCACCTTATAGACGCGGCTCGCTGACCACCCCCAAGGGGGCGCCGTGTACTTCGCGATGACGGCTTTCCTTTGGTTTCCACCCTGCGCTAGCTTGTGGGCGATTTCTAGCCCTACCTCGGGCTTAATATCAGTGTGTGTTCGCGGCATGGCACACCTCAGCTCAGCGCTCTGACGGGAAGATCCCGCTCCAGGCGCTCGGTCACCTTGTCCAATTCGGCACGAACTTCCATGACATCGCTGTCGCCAACAGCGCCATCCCACAAGTCTGGATACTTATGCATTAGGTCCGTGCGCAGCTTTCGGGCATAAACCTCGAAATACTCGACCAAGTGCACCATCTTGACCCGGACCGTTACACTGGCCTGATCCAGCCGGACAAGCTCCACGGCGCCGACAATGGCTTTGTAATCCCTCTCCAGTTCCTGGATGCGACGCAAGGCGGCGAGTTCGGCCTCGTCGGGCGGCAATTCGGTGCGCTTGAGGTCTTCGAGCGTTGCTCTCAGTTCGGCGAGCTTCGCGTCTTTCTTCGAAATGTCCTCCGCCTTCTCCTCCAGCTGGTGCTTTTGCCTCTGGACGGTCTTCTCCAAGGATTCCTTCTCCTTGGCGTGCTTGGTGGATAATTGGTCGATCAGGTCGAGGATCGCGTCCTTATCGACTGCGTGCGCTTCGACCGCTTCAGCGATGGCTTTCCTGTCATCGTCGGGAAGTTTTCGAATCTGGCGAAAGTCCCGCGTAGTCAAGCCAATCTGCTGTAAAGTCCTATGCGCATCCTCGCCAATAGCCTGTTTGTTCTTCGCCCATTCGTCGAACGTGCTCGCCGATGTCCCACACAGACGGCAGAACCCCTCCCAAGTCCCGGCGTCGAAGACTGCCCCGTCGAACCCAGTAAACGTCTTCCCCTTAAGTAATCGATATTGCTTGGATTCATGGATGCTTTCGAGCAGCGTAAAGACTGCATAATCGGAGAATTTTCGATGCACGTTCGCCATTTGAACGCGGCCGACCAGTTGGTTCAGATCGTCCCTATCCTCGATATACCCGGCCCGGTCGAAATCCTGCTGGGCGGTCGCTAGACTTAACTCCTGAGCCATCGTTGTCTCGCTCTTTGCTGTTTCGAGCCTTTGCCGACGGGCATTCATATCGGCGGCCACGCTCTCAATTAGTGATTCTTGTTCTGTCATTCGATTAACTCCTCGCGTACCTAATGCGTTCGCGGACCAAAATAGGCAGCGCCCCAAAATCTAAGACGTCGGATAATTTTTCCGACCGGCATGACATGCTAAGCAATTGATTTTTAGGCATATTTGAAAAACTCTAAACCCAAAATCTCCGACAAATCGAGAATTTTTGGGATCACGCTCGAATCGTTGAGCGAGTTGAACGTGCTCATGCGCGCAATTCCTCTCCGGCGATGTCCAGGTACTCTTTCTCCAGGCTGTGCACCTGCCGCAACATGTGCCGCTTGTGGCTATGAGCGATCCGCAGCAGCTTTTCGCTGCTAATCCGCCATTGCACCGCCTTGCGTCCGGGGATGGGCACGTCGACAACCCAGCCCAACGTCTTCCAGGTCTGCAAGATCCGGTAAATCGTGGGGAGGGGGATCTGCGTCATTTCTACGATTTGCAGCTCGGTCTTGCCCTTAAAGTCGTCTTCAAACAGGCATTCCAGGACCTTTCCCGATCGGATAACGGTCTTGTTGCAGGCTTCGGACATTTAAGATTTCTCCTCTTGTAACTTGGAAATTTTTTGCAGGTAGCGATGCACCGAACTCTTGCTAGGCGATCGCTCTAGCCCGAACTTCCGGATGCATAAATCCACGATTTTCTTCAGGCTCTGGTATTCCGTGAGCCCGGTGATAAACGCGAGAATCTCAGGATCACTCTCGATTTTGCTTACCCCTCCTACAGGACTGCGAATCGCGACCGGACACGGCGCCCAGGGCCGACTCAAACCCTCATCATCCCGTGTGACGGAAGCCTTTAATATGCGCTGCTGCACCTCCGTCAGTACCTGGAGCGCCTGTTGGGTTGACAAGGCCGCCAGTTGCGCCGCAATCCGGTCGGCCAATCCCGTTCCGTTACTCATCGGTGGCCTCCTCGAAGACATCCATTTGGGGCGCGGCGCGCCGCTCGACTTCCGCCCGGTGCCACGCCAGCTCCTCTAGCACGCCGGTCAGCGCTGCAACGGTTTCATCCACTGGCGTCTTCCCTTCGTAGTGCCGCAGCAGTACCGATACGGCTTCGGCGAATGAGGCTTGAAGGCTGTTAATGTCACGCCCCGTGGCCTTGCGACCGGTGGGAATGTCGACCAGCAGCTTGCGGGCGGAGTGGCTGAGATACCGCGTGACGTAATCGATACCGCACGCCGTTTCGAACGGGCGAATCAACACGGCCGGCAGGCGCCCGGATTCCATCCATTTGTAAAGAACCCATTTATTGGCCAGCCCCATCAAATCAGCGATTCGATCCACGCTCGCGTTTGCCTTGACCCGAGCATGCTCCAGGCAAAGCTCCATGCCATGCCGTAGCGATCGCGGCTGTTGGCGTTTCCAATGGATAGCTGTCATTGGACACCTCCCGCGACTCCTTCAAATTCGGACGGCCAAAAATTCCGTCCGCGTGCTTCTGTGTTTTCTCTCTCCATGTGGGTAACCTCACGTCATGTACAGAGATCAAGCAGCACTGCGAACAGAATCGGCCACGCCAGACGCTTCAATCAGGCGCTGCCGCAGCTCGCGGCCTTTGGGGCCGTTCCAGGTGCCGGTTAAACAGGATTTGGCAGCCTGTATCGAGGACCCGTTTTCGCGACACCATTTACCAAGCGAGGTGCCATTAGAAACGAAGCTTCCGCGAACCTTGTTGTAAAGGTCAGGGCCTGGTTGCGGTTGATAGCTATTCATGGGAGCATTCTCCTTGTTAACATTTTTTCAAGATACAAAGTAATAACGACGACTAAATGTAATCATCATGATTACTTCATGTCAACATGAATTCTATTAATCAATGATTGAAGCAAACGGAATCGACCAAATACTGGAGAGATTGGCAACGGCTCTCGGAACCGATAAGGACGTTGAGCTTGCCGATGCGATAGGGGTAAGCAGGCAAGTCCTATCCACCTGGAGAAAGCGAGGTACGGTGCCTTATGAGAAGCTTTGCGAGGTATCCAGCGAGAAGAATATTTCTCTAAATTGGCTGCTATTGGGGAAAGGATCGACAACACTCGAGCCGGACGAAAATCCGGCTGTTGATGCCGAGTTAAACGCAATAGGAGAGATTCTTGATCAAATGCCAGGGCGAATCGCTCACGATTTAGTTGAGTCAGATCCTCGCTTGCTGCTTATGAAGCGCACCCTTGAGCGTATCGCTATCAGCCCGGTCAGCACCCAACGCCAAAGGAGCACAGCAAATTTGATCCTCCAATATGTCTTTGGGGATAAGGCTGCTTATGATCGATTTGAAGGCCACTTTGCAGATATCCGCGAACGGGTAGAGGCGGCCAGAAGGGATTGTCAAGAAGTTATAGATGCCGTTGGGTATGAGCCGCCGCACCTGATAAAGCTGGCGCTCGATACTGTAATGTTTGGGCATGGCTTGACAAAAGAGGGGGCTGCGATCTTGTTGAAGTACCTTAAAGCACAGTCAGCCTTAGACCATGCGGAAAAGTCGAACAAGCCGAAGGATGATGAACCTTTGGGTCTTTAATGAACGCCAAACAACATGGATAAAAACATGAGGCGCTTATTGTGTTTACTGCTCGTCGCCTTCTCAGCCTGCGAAACATCGAACCCGGAAAATTCTGTTCGAATCGTCGCACAAACCAGTAGTCAGGCCGACGAGGAGACGATGCATTCGGCTTTGGCAATATTGGTGCAGCATTGCAAAGGAGTTCGCATAGCCGGCCCCGATATCGAAAGCGCCAGCGCTCGCTTCCGAAGCGGGGAAGTTACTTGGCAACGAGAATATGGCTGGGACCGAATGATCGAGGTCGAAGCGAAGATCGTCGCGGCGCCGCAAATACTCAAGACGAAGGCCGGCGGTGACTATCCAGGAGGACACACCTGCTATTTCGCGCTGGGCGGCGGTCAAAAGCCTGGAATCGATGTCGGCAAGTCGGCCTGTCAGGCCGTCTGCGGCATGGATGGCCAATTTAAGCCAGTTCCGGAACTGGCTTTTGTACGATAACCCTTTCGATTACCAAAGGAACAAGACGTGATACAGCCTGCCGTTCAACTTCCGACAAAGGGGATGACACGACCCCATCAAAGCGATGGTACCAAGCGGAAGCGGGTCAACATGCGCGACTTGGCATGGACTTCGATGCGAATTTATAAGCGGTTCACGACGGCGAATATTGTCGCGACGTCCGGGATCGGCCACGACAATTTAAGAAAGTACATCAAGGCGCTCCACCGGGCCGGATATCTCCGGCTCGAACGGCCGTGCCAGCTCGGCAAGAGCCGAGGACACGCCATCTGGCGCCTAGCTCGCGACTCGGGCGTAAAGCACCCCCTACCACGAAGAAACAATAGCGGGATATGGGATCAAAATCAGGGAAAGTTCTATCCCTGCAGAACTGATACGGACATCAAACGAGTTCATGTCACTTTTTGAAGCTCGTCCATCCCTGAAGCGCCAACGTAGCATATGAAAAGGAATGGAAGACTTGACGGGTGAATATTGGTGAAAACTAAGTGACTCTCGCCGGCTGGGTAAGAGCCCAAAATGTCGTTTCATATTTTGAAGGCGACAATTCAAATTCATTCCCATGAAGTCCCGTCTGTGGCCGGATAATCCCACCCTTTTCGTGTTCTGAGGGTTAAAGTTTTCGTGTTTTCACACACATAGCGTCGTCATGAGAATTGTCTAAATCCACGATTTCCCCTTTGTACTTCACTTCGATAGTTTCGCCACGAATCGGCATTGGTCGATCAGAAGCCCGGCCCGTTCAACTCTCAGCCGCACGTCGTTCAGGATCAGGTAAGCCCCGGTCGATCCGGGTTCCTTGGCGGTCGATTCACAGCCGAGCGCGACTTGAATAGTTTCCAGGATATGTCCGGCTTGCTCCAGCAGTTCGCGGGCGTCGGTCAGGTTCTCGCGTTCTGACATGGCTTGACCTCCCCCTTACCCGCCGATGACCGGAGAGACCGGCCCACGTTCCAGCGTTTCCCGAACGCACGCAAGGTCGTTCCCGATCGACTCGGACCAATACAGAACCTGATCGGCCAGTCCCTGAACCGTCGGATCGTCCGACAAACGGCGAATGCTGCGGGCCAGCGCCATCAGGTGACCGCATTCGATTTCGCTGATCCCGATCACCTCAATCATCTGTTCGCGGTCCATGAACGCCGCGCGGTTTGGTGCATGAATAGCCATGACTGCCCCCTCACTTGTATTGCCGCGAAATCTGTACGACCGTCGCTAGACGGTCCATTCCAGGCGCCCACGGTGCCAGCTTGAAGCCGGGCGGGTTTTCGGCGCGAACGGCCACGATGTCGCCCTCGTCGGGCGGAACGTCGTCGAGCCGCACGCAGTCGCCCCGCCTGATATATGGGGTGAACTCGTCGGTCTCAACGCGCCAGAATCGGCCGGTCAGGATGTTAAGATGCTCAGCAGCCATGATTTCACCTCTCTGTCAGGTGGGTTGTGGTCAGGGTCGGCTTGGTGTGGCTGCACCATGTCGGCCCGCTCTTGTCATGCAATGTGTTACCATTGGCGTTAGTTACCGTATCAAAGAGTAACGCTAATGGCAATACAAGAAAAACGACTGAAAACCGAATCCATCAACGTCCGGGTGAAACCGGAAATCAAAAGACTCGCCGAGGAATTGGCGGAACGTGAAAATCGGACTCTATCCAACTGGGTCGAGTCGCTGATTCTGCGCGAAGCGGAAAAGGCGGGAATCCGGCCCAAGCGCGCCCCGTGACTGAATTTCAACTCCGGCCGGGTTGCTGGTACGGATGGCAGATGACGCCGGGCTATCTGGATGACGGGCGGCCCTACTGCTCGCCAATTCTCGTGCGGTCGGTTCGCCGGGTCGGGCGTCGATCGGATCGGTTGCACGTGCGGTTCTGGAACGTGCTCTATGCCGAAGGGGTTCAGGATTTCGAAAAACGGCTGCACGTGCTCGAACGGGCTTCCGACCGTCTGACCGCCGCGATTGATCCCGGACGCGGCCCGGATCGCCGCGCCGTCATCTGCGGCATTGACTTCCAGTGGATCGAGCGGCATTGCCCGAACATCCCGCGGGCGTTCCCGGTGTCCCGCTGCTCGCCGTCGGCCACGCGCTCAGTTTCAAAGTATCTTAGCGAAGTCTTTTTCCGGGATACTCTCTAACTTTGCCGTTTCCCAGTCACGAGCCAATGAGCCAGAAATGCCATCTGCAATAGCGTTTTTTCCGTGGATAGCGGTCGATGAACCTATCACCATTGGACCGCTTAGATTGCTTCCTTATCATCGTGGCAAGCAGCCAGGGGCACTCCCCCATGTGACGCAAGCCGATATCGATAGCGTACTCAGTGCTTATGCCAACCGCCCAAGAAAGATAATAACAAGAGCGACTATTCTTGAGTTCGGGCACTGGCAGAGTGGGATGGACGCACAAGAAATTGTGTCGGACCTCTTCCGCGCAAGAAATGCCCTCGCTTTCGCCGCCTTATCGCGCAGGCAATTGTTTCAGCACCACTTTGGCTATTGCAATTACGACAGTTATTCTTTGGTGGTGCAACGCTATCAGCCGGGGTACGCCGGCACCTTTGCTTTCTCGACTCGCCGCCGCGATGGTGGTACTAATCAACTATGGTCATCGGATGAGTTTGCTTTCCATCGACCAAACCACGTAGAACCGACAGGGAAGGTGGACTTTGATGAATCTCTTCTCGCAGCACTTCTAGACCTTCCAGAGCGTGAATCACGGTTTTTTGAGGCATTGACGGAATTCAACTGTGCAAATACCGATTCACCCGATGTTCCTGAGCACGTCGAAGTGGTCATGATGAAGTCCGCATTTGAATGGTTACTGCAAATCAGTGAGAAAGCGAACGAATTTGTGGAAGCGCTTTCACGCTGCCTACATGACATTCCGCCTATTGAGTCCCTGGAAGGTCCCTTAAAGCAGGAGTGGCAAAATGCTCGCAGTAAGGCAGCCAGACCGCTTGAGGCATGGGCAAGAGAATTCTGTGATGTTAGGGGCGCTTCAGCCCACGGCAAGCCGCGTAAGGCTGCACGATTCGTTTGGCCCGCTCACATCCATTTGGCGTTCGCCTCTTTGCTCTTTCCTCTGGTGTTTAAGAAGGTCGCCGCACAAGAAGGACTGCCGACTCTCGCCCCCTACGACGTTGAACGTCTGAAACGGATCGATGCCTTTCTCTTGCACGATCCATTTCAATTTGACTGGCTAGCCGCAGCTCATCCTGGAGATCATCCTTGGGCAAAGATTGACCTTCAAGCTTTCAGCGCGTCCCTCATTCCGAAGCTCCACCTTGATGCAGGCTAATGAACATTCCTTTGTAAGCACGCCGTATGGGCGACTTGGGTCAGGCACATTCGACGCTGTTGCCCCCCAAACAAGGCTTTGCCAATAAATTGCTCACCGTAATCGCTCAATCAACTGCTCCATTTCGCGAATAATCGTCGCGCTCGTCCGCTTTCCTTCGTTTCGGGAGTCGGCTGGCGTTCCACGTAGTCCGCCGCTGCGCCAGGGCATGGCGTCTGCTGGCTTCGGGGCGGGTTCAGGCTCTTCCGGGACGCTTTCGGGCGCGTTCTCGATTGGAGCGGGCGTCGTCACCGGATCGGAGCTTTCGAGCTCCAGGCGCTGCGCCGAGTCGCTTATCAGGGGCTCTGAATCGCTGGGCAACAGTGGATTGACGGCGATCGGTGCGACATAGCCGGCCGGGTCGCCCTCGTAACGCTTCAACTCCCGCGCCGCCCGTTCCAGAAATGCCGCCTCGGGCTCGCCATCGTCCCGATGCAGCTCCAACGCCCTCGATGCCCCGATCAGCCGGCCGTGTATCCGGTAGCATTCCGGCCGATCCTCGAACCGGCCGACGATGCGCCGAACGATCAGCCGCGCCTCGGGGCGCCGGCCGGCTTCGGCTTCCAACTTGGTAATGCGCTTTCTAAGATTCACGTCGGTTCCTCTCCTGCTGTAGTTCCAGCTCCGCGACGCGCCGCTCCAGGTCGCCGACCTCGATCAGCTTGCCGAGGGTAGCCAGGGTATAAGTCATTTTCGCTCCGTCGCTCGGATCGAGCCGCCCGTTGCGCATATCCCGGTACAGCCGCGCCATTTCCCGTTGAACGTCCCGCAGCGTCGCCAATTTGATCCGGCGTTGCCGGAGACGGGGAGGGTTCGCCGGCAAATACTCCTGTCGCGGGTCGTCGGGCGGCGTTGATTGGCTCATAACGCGCGGTTTAGGCGGCCTTTACGTCAGACTTTGAGCCCCTTTTTGCGCCATTGGGCAAGCATCGGTTCGGGGTCGATCGGCAGCTTCAGCAGCGTCGCCTTATCGATCAGCGGCCGGCCGTTGAATCCTGGGAGGCTGAGGAATCCGTAAATCGGGGTCGTCTGGTGCCGGTTCTGCGACTGAATTCGGCTGATTTGCATGAATCGTGCGTAGGCGTCGATCAGGTCGTTCGCGGCCTTGACGTAATCGAGTTGGGCGCGCTGTTCCTGTAGGGTAACGAAGCAGCGGAAGGTTTCCCGGAATTCGGCCTCGGCTGCCGCAAGCTTGTCGTCGGCCGCCGCAAGCTTGCGGGCGAGCCCTTCGTTCCGGATTCGGTCCCGCTCGGCCGTTTTTCGAGCCTCCGAGATTTCGGACTCAAGCCGGTCGATGTTTTCGACCAAAGCGGTCAGATACTCGGCGCCCACCGGCGTTCCTGCGGCCTCGTCGGCCAGGATGTCACCGTACTGCCGTTTGAGCGCGGCGAGTTCCGATTCGCGGGCGGACAGGTCGATTCCGGCTTGCTGCCCGATCAGGGCGGCCAATCGATCCCGCTCGGCCTGCGCCTCGTCGCGCGCCTGTTGAGCCCGCAAAATATCGTCAAGGGTCGTGTCCGGAACCGTTTTCATATCGCCCTCGATGGCGAGAATTTCCGAATTCAGGCGGGAAACCGCAGCCTCGGCTTCGGCTGCGCCCTCGGTCGCTTTCCGGAACGCAGCTTTAATGCGCTCGTGTTCGGCGGTGAGCTCGTCGTCCGGGTATTCGCAGGCATTCTCAAGGTTCTGGATTTTCCGCTCCAGGGCGTCCAGCCGGCGGCCGAGTTCCATTTCCTCCCGGCGTAGCTGTTCGGCCCGGTCCGTGGCCTCAACGTAGGCGCGACGGGTCTCGTCGAGCCTGGTTCTGATTTCGTGACGGATTGATACGCGATTGGTGACGGCGTTCATGGGTCGTGTTTCTCCGTGGGTCTGGTGAATGAATCGTGGATCAGCCGGCGACGGCGTTGCGGATCAGACAGCCGAGTTCGGGGGAAACGAGGAATTCCTCGACGTACTCGCCGACGCGAATCACATGCGAGCCGCGGACGCCTCGGTTCGGGTCCTCGTAGCTGAACGCGAAGCGCTCGCCCCATGCGGCCGTTGCACCCCAGCGGTTCGGGTTTCCGGGCTGGCCCATGTAGAGAAACGCCGCATGCGGTCCCCATAACCGGGTCAAGCTCGCCGCTTGGCCCTTCTTCGCCGAGTTGTGCCAAGCATCGCCGACGAAAATTTTGTCGATTTCCAGAACCTGCGCCACGTCGTCGGGGCCTACAACTCCCGCATTGGCGTCCACCCAATAAACGCCTTCGACGATCTTCGGGTGCAATTTGAGCTTGGTCCAGGTTCGCCGGCCGAGGACGGCGATATTCGGCCGCATGATGCAAGTGTCCAGGGCGTCCATGATGGCTTTAATCGGGTCGCTTGCCGGGTCGTTCCATTGGGCTGAACCGGCGAGCGTCTGAACGTTGCCGGCCGGGTAGCTGATACTGCTGAACACCAGATTCGCAACGCGCCGCTCCCGGTCCAGCAAAATCAAATCCGTCGTGTCCCTGGTCGCTTTCCGCTTCATTTCGTCCGGGTCCGGTGCGTTCGCCAAGTCATGCCAGGGAAGGACGTGCTCCAGCCCGGCGCCGTGCACCGCGTCCAGGATTTCGCCGGCCGTGAACGAAACTTCGTTCGGCTTACTCTTACGCCCGACGCGGGTCTCCAGCCGCGCCAGCAACTCGGCCGCGTTCGCCGTCAAATATTTGAACTCCATGCTGGCGACGGGAATCCGCGGTAGAACCTCGTCGGCGATGAACCGATCATTGCGGTATTCCCGCGCGACTTTCGTCAACTCGGGGCTGATCGGATACGGGGCATCGGCGAAGTCGAGGGTGCCGGCGCCGGTTTCCTCGTAATTGGACGTGAATTCAAAGGTCTGCATGGTGGTTACCTCGCGGGTCAAATCAGAAGGGAATGGCGTCGTCGAATTCGGGCACGGCCTGCCGCGTTGAGCCGTTTTGATGCTCTTTCGGCTTGTTCGTGTCGCCCCGCCGTTTGCGTGCGTCGTAGGCGGTCAGAATGCCCGTTGCGGTGACGTTCAGCCCCTGGCGCGTCTCGCCGTCGCGGTCCCACGTCGTGAGCTTCGCCGGCCCAGCAACGAAAACGGAATCCCCCGCTTTCAGCCGGCCCAACCGCTCGGCCTGGTCGCCGAACGCGATGACGGAAACAAGTTGCCGATCGTCCGCGCCCTCGACGGCTGCGGAAATCATCGCGGTGGTAAATGCTTTACCGGATTGCCCGGTTCGGCGTTGCGGGTCGCGTAGCAGTCGGCCCGCGATTAGAACATCGATCATTGGGGTAGCCTCTCATCTGTCGAACAAAGTCGTCCGGTATCAGGCTCACCTCGTCGTTCTCCGATCCGTCGGTTCGTGTTATCGTTTTGCTCGGCAGGTAGTAGCCGAAAATCATCTGTCGCCCCCGCTCCGTCGGGGGTTTTTCGTGTCCAAAGTCTACCATCCGTCTACCGTCTGCCGCCGTCCGTGGCAAAGCCCCCGTTGCTCGGGCGTTTCGGGCCAACGGACAAAGGATTTAGAATCCTTTTCCGCTCCGGCCCGCTCAAACTCTCCGCACACGTGCTCCACCAAAGCCCGCCCGCGCCGGGTGCTCGAATGCCCTTGGCGCAGTCGGTCAAAACCGGGTGCTCGGTCGTGACCCGATGCCGGCAGTCGGCGCAACGGATCGGCCCGGCGTCGTCCGTCTGTTCAGTCGGGGCGTTCATCGTGCTACCTCCAGAATCGGATTCTCGCCAAGCCGAAACGGGTCGAAGATCGCCCATTGCGCGATTGCTGTGCGACTGCGCGATTGCTGCGCGGTGCTGCGCGAGTCTTCGCCAGAAAAAGAGAAGGGCAGTTCGCGCATTGGTGCGCGACTGCACTTTTCTCTATAAGGCCGCGCAGTAAACCCGCGCACAGCAAAGCGCGCAGTTTTGGCGTTGCTGCGCGAAACTGCGCGGCTCATAGCGTCCACCTCGACGGTGCGAGAAAGTGATACTTCCCGCCACGCTTTTTTTCGCCCTCTGGCAACGGTTTTTCTACCAGCACGCCGCGCCGCAAAGCCGCTTTGATAACGTCGCGCATCGGGTCGCGCCCTATTCCGTCGAAGATTTGGTTACGTGCGTCAACCAAATCGTTTTGGGTGAACCGCTCGGTCGGCGTTTGTCGAAGCTTTTCTTCGATGAACGTGACGAGTGCCGATATTCGGGCGTCTAGCTGTCGCTCTTTTTCCCGGCGTGCATTCGCACGCGCTTCTTCCTCGGTCGGGATTTCGATTCGCTCGAACAGCCAGCCTTTGCGCCTGATCCATATCGGTTCGCGCGGCTTCCGGGCGTCGGTCAGCTTGGTTACATGAAGCGAGAGAATGTTTCCCTGCTCGATATCTTCCGGCGTTGCAATGCCCGCCGCCGCCTTCGGTTCAGGCGTAACAAGCTGGAAAACAGCCCGCGCACCATCGCCAAGCGCCGCGCCGTTGCGCCCGGCATGATGGTCGATGATGTTCTCTCGAAATACGGCTTTGCTGGTGTGGTGCGTCAACTCAACGGCGCACCCGAGTTGTCCGCGAATCCGCATCGAGGCGTTTATAACGGCGTCCTCTGCGTCGTTCGGCGCGCGTTCGCCGGGTGAGAATTTCACCAGCGGGTCGAACGTGACGATCGCGGGATTCACGTCCGCGTATCGCTCGACTATCTGGTCGGCCAAGGGGGTTATCTCGATATTGCCGCGCCCGTCGAACCGCGCTAGCCGTGCATCCGTGCCGACGAAATCGCGAATGTAGAAATTGTCCGCCACATACTTGCGCGCGCTTTCGTTCAATCCCATCTGGTCGCAAACCTTAAACAGCCGATAACGAAGACGGTCGGCGCCATCCTCCTTTGTGACATACAGGACAGGACCATCTAGCGCCGGCTCAATGCCAAGGAATGAGCGTGACAGAATGATGCAGATGTTTCGCTGTAGCAAAAGCGTGGACTTGCCCATGCCGCCCGTTCCGATGAATGCACAAATATCGGCCGGTAAAAGATCGGGGAAAATGAACTTTGGTTCTTTGGGCGGAACCGTCAGCCATTCAAGCGGAATGCGATCGGTGTCCGGTCCCCAATTCGGCGGACCGCTGCCGTCTGTGGCCAGCCGTGGCAAGTCGTTCGACGCGATCGGTTCGCCTCGTGGGATCAGTACATTCTCCATGTGACCCCGAAGGCGTCGCGCCTAAGAATTTCCAGTCCCTGCGCGAGTCGGACGACGACGGTCCCAGCTCCGGCCTCCAGCACTAATTGGGCGAGATGCAACAGGCTTATGTCGGTTTCCGGTCGTCCAACGGTGATGATGGCAACGTCCAACTCCAAGCAAAATGACCAATCGTAGCCGCTCGCGTTTCGCTGGTAGGGCAAGGCAGCAAACAAGCTCGGCGGGTCGCCGTACTTGGCTTCTAGCTCGAAGCGCCGCGCCGCTTCGTCCATCGCGGCCGATCCGGTCAAAACCTCGAGCAGAGTTTCGCGGGTTCGCCGGAGCGCAACCACGCGCCGGCCATAAGAAGGTGGAAGCTTCAGCCCGACTGGAAAGGGGACAACTACACGCCGGTTGGCGGTATAATGTCCCGGTTCCGAAAAGCAGCGCCCCCGGCCGCTTCCCCTCTGCGTGACCCGCTCGTGATGATCCCGAGCGCTCGGGGGCGCCCCATCCGAGCCGCCTTGAAACGCAGGGCGCACCTCTCCCGACCGCGTGTCGCGGTTGTCGAAGTCCATACCATGCCACCTCCTTACGCCGGGTCGGCGGACGTAGAAGCGCGGCTTTCCCGCAGCACGTGCTCCAATACAACACGCTTCACGTATCTGACGTGTCGCCCGTGCTTGATATACGGGATACCTACACCGGCCCAGCGGTCGCGCTCAAGTTTCGCTTCGGAACAGTCCAACCACGCCGCAACCGGGGGGGTGCCTAGAAGCGCCTCTTCGTGGGCTTCAATGAATTCGCGGGCGAGTTCGACGCGGCTTTTTTTCCGTTTGCGGGTTGCAGGATCTTCGTTGGAAGTCACCATGTCTTAAACAACCTCGTTAGGTTTGTTTCAAAAAACATGGCTAATGTATCGGGTCGTGGGGGCGAAAGCAGGGTGGTAAAAGTCGATTTTTGGGGCGTCTTTACCCAAATTTTTTTCGGTAGCCAATGGCGTCTTTCACGGTATCGACGTCTATGCTGTCGTCCAGGGCCACGCTGCAAACTGCGGCCAATTGATTATGGATCGGCTTTCGGAGTATCCGTTCCCAATTCGGATATAGCGCCTGAATAAACCGGGTTGCTCGACGTGAATCTTTGTGATTCGCCGCTGTGTAGCGCGTCTTGGCGGCCAGGCTCTCGGCGTCACGCGCCAGGGCGTTTAGAAGCGCCGAAATGGGCGGGTAAATGGGTTGATGTCCGTAACGATCAACAATTTCTTTCTGCTCTTCCGCAGTCTGCCAATACTCCTCTCTTTCTCCAAAGTTCAGAAGTTTTTCTCCTTCTGGGTCAATAACTACGTGCACCGATGTTTGATCACGCTCCGACGGGTCGGAGCAATTGAAAGGGGTTTTATACTGCAAATCGACGATGTAGCGCGGCCACCAGTGATACGGGGTCGTATCAAGCGCCGATCCCTTGATTGCCCTCGACAATTTGCGCGCCGCATTGGCGATTTCCCGATATTTCTTCAAACGGTTGGCTTTGCGAAGACGTTTGGCTTCTTCTTCATTCGGAACGGGTTCACTTTTCAAATAGGCGTGCTCAATCCAATAATGCAAAGTAGATGCTAAATATTCAACATAATCGGGCGGTTCGTTGCCGTTGAACAGATCACGCCGGTATTTGTAAATACTGCCCATGCCTGTTCCATTTTCGGGTAGGTAATCAGCCGAAACAGCAGGTCTTTACATTCCTGATGGTGCGGGAAAATGCGGGGGAGCATATTCTGATAACTTCTGACCAGGCTTTTCGGGGCCCATGCTGGGAAATCCATGATTGCCCCCTTCACGGCAGTGCTTCAAGATGGTTGCCGCGCCAGCCGGCCAGGGTGATAGGATGAACAGTAGCCATGATTCACCTCCGTGGTAGGTGGTTGTGGTCAGGGGCGCCCGAGTGTGCCCGCACTCTGGTGCCCCGCTAAATCGTCCGCGACCTCCCGGCGATCCTCTCGCCGGTTAGGGATTCACAAGAAAGGGTTAACGACCGTCAAACGGCCGTCGAATACCTGCCCATGCTGCAAGTCCTCTGAATACAGGGTATCGCAGTTCGCCAATAGCGCCGCCGCCACGATCAAACTGTCCCAATGGGAAAGCGGATAACGCCTCACCAATCGGAACGCCTCCCGTAAAGTCGCCGTTTCGACCGGAACCACTTCACATAGATCGAGCAGGCTTTCGGCGATGTCATGAGCTTCCGCCAGGGTGAAACCATATTTTCGAGTCAAGACGCTGACGGTCTCGTTGATCACCTGGACACTGATTACCGGACGGTCCTCGATGATCGAGATCGCCCGCGTGGTCTTCTCGCCGTTCTCCGATTCCGCATAAATGAACAGATTGGTATCAGCGAAGACTCGGGCGGTCATAGCACGCTTCCCGGTCAAATTTCTCCGCTTTGAATCGCCCGCGGTATTTCGCCAGGGTAGACAGCGCTTTTTCCCGGCGCGCCTTGTCTTCGATCTCTTGCTTGGTTTTCAAGCTTTCCGCAAAGCTCAAGACCTCGGCCGCTTGCTGCTCGGGCAGGGCCTTGACGGTTTCGTAAATCTTTTCAGCGATGCTCATACGGTCACCTCCCGTTTCAGTTCGACAATCTCAGCCGTGGGTTTCAGTCCAGCCGCCTTTAAAACAAAGTCCTCGATCTTCTGCATCGGCGCCCGCAGCCGCTCGGCCGTGACGATCACATAGCCGGCCGTCACGTCCGCCCCCGACTTATGGTTCATCAGGGCTTTCAAGGCATAGGCGGGAATGTCCAGCGAATCGGCAATGGTTGCGAACGTCCGCCGTAGATCGTGCGGGGTAAAGCGAACGCCGGATGCTTTCTCAATCGCGGCCAGGGCGTAGCGGAAATTCGAGATACGCCGGCCAGCGGAATCGGAAAAGACAAACGGGGATTCGGCTTCTTCCTTCCTCGCATCAGCCGCAGCCTTGCGCCGGGTCATGATCGCGGACAGGTAGTCACCCATAGGCAGGGTATGATCCCGCCGGTTCTTGGGGTCCAACACGGTAAGCGTGCGGGCTTTCAGGTCGATTTCGGACCATTTGAGGCTCAAGGCTTCTTCCCGCCGCAGTCCGGTCAGAATCAGAACCTGGAAATAGTCGCCGATATCCTTGCTCGGCAGGTTCAGAACGGCCTCAAACCAAGGTTTGATCTCGTGCGGCTTGATGACCGTCGAGCGCCGGTCAACGCGGAACCATGCGCGAGTTTCAGACAAGGCTTTCACCGGATTCTCGCCGATCAGCGGGCGGCCTTCGTCGTCTTTGTACTTGGCCCGAGCAAAATTAAGAATCGCTCGCAGATAGCGGCACCCGAGATTAGCGCGCGCCTCAGAGCGCTGCTCTCCGAATTCTTTATGTCGCTTGGCGACCATCGCCGGGGTGATTCTGGTTATTGGCTTATCCAGCCAATCGGAAAACATTTCGTCCATGGACGCACGCATGTCGCGCCGCGTTCGCTCCTTTAAATCCTTCCGGGTCTCCAAGTAATCGGCGAACGCCTCGTTCAGCGTCTTTTCTTCCAGCTTGGCGCGCCGCTTCTTGGCTACGGGATCGCCGCCGGTTGCGATATCCCCGGCCAGCTTGAGCGCCTGCTTGCGGGCTTGCTCCGGCGTGATCTCTCCGTATCGGCCTATCGTGATCCGCTTGACTCGCCGATTGATCCGCTTTTCGAGAAAGAAGGATTTCACGCCAGACGGGAAAACCTTCATGCCGAAACCCCTGATCTCGTCGTCACGGTAGAACGTGGGGTCGGTCTCGGGAATGGGTAGCCGGTCGATTACGGATTTCGTCAGTTTCAT